TTGAGATGCACTTGTAATACCAACTTGAATATCTGCGAATCTATAATTTGTAGGACTTTTTCTTAATTTTGATTGTGCAGTAAAACCTGTTAAATCAACAACTCCATTACCATCAGCACTTAGTAATGTTAAATCTTCACTAAATGTTTCACCAACATTGATTACTATGTTTTTCCTGTAAACAGTCATCTATATAATCGTTTATTGATATTTATGGATATATAGTTATGAATGTATTATAATATGATTACTGTTTTGGAAGTCGATTATGAAAACCCTTGGATCTATGAAGGTCGCCCTTTTACCTCTGATGATATTGGTGACTACTATGGGTTTATTTACTGCATCACCAATATTAGCACAGGAAGGAAATATATTGGAAGAAAATACTTCATACAAAAGAGAAAACCAAAAGGAGGAAAGAGAAGAGTCACAAGTGAGTCAGATTGGAAGCGATATTATGGAAGCTCTGACGATCTTAAACGAGATATTAGAGAAATTGGAAAAGACTCTTTCAGAAGAGAAATCATTTCCCTCCACACAACACTTGGAAAAGTAAACTACGAAGAGACAAAACAATTGTTTTTACATAATGTGTTGATGGAGTCACTTGACGACGGGACACCAATGTATTATAATAGCAACATACTCGGACGCTATATGCGTAAAGATTACGGTGAATTTAACAAAGACTCTTAGAACAACTTACGATTGGTCAATAGACCGAATGAATGAACTATGCACTGATGGTGATGTAGAACAGTTAAAAGATGCAATCTCTATTCGTCAAGAGTTTGCAGAATGGTTACTTAGAGAAGATAAAGAAATTCGTCATGAAATTGTTTCTCTTGAATATATGGGAGAGGGTAGCGAGTATGATATATAATTTGTATTAAATAGTATTATGTTACAAAAAATAGTAAATGGAATCGCTATTGCAAGTGGTGTTATATCTCTCACCGTTGTTGGTATTGGCGGTTACGTATTCATACGCAAGGATGCGATTATCGATAGCGTCAAAGGCAAGGTAATGGAAGCAGTCACCGATAAACTTGGTGGTCTTGGAGATTTAGGAGGTATAGGTGGAGGAGGTTTAGGATTACCATCACCATCAACTCCAACACCTGAAGCACCTGCATCACCCCTACCACTCTCTTTTTAAGGATTAAGTGTCTATATATAATGTAGACATACTGATCCCATGGCTGAAGCAAAGAAAGAAGAAGTAAAACCTAAAGGTCCTCTAGGTAAATTAAAAGAGGCAGTAGACGATAAAGAAGAACAGATGGCAATCCTGAGTACTTTTGTAAGACTTGGGATTTTAATCTGGGCAGGTGGAATATTAACACTAAATTACGTTCAATTTCCTGGTTTATCAAAACAAGATAATATCGATCCAACTTTCATAGCTTCGGTCTTTACAGGGGTCCTAGCTACTTTTGGTGTTGAAGCAGGACAAAGGAAAAAGAACGCATCATCATCAGGGGGAGGAGCAAACATATCAAAGAAAGATATGGAGATATTAATTGAGAAAGCAGCAAATACAGCACCCGCACAAACAATCAGAATTGAGCAAGCACCTATGGTTCTTGCACCTTCAGTACCACCTAAGAAAGGATAATGGAAAAGAAAGAAGTGAAATGGGGTAAATGGTTCGCCTTGGGATTGGGTGGACTCATTGGTTTATCTCACATTGGTATGATAGGTTCTTTATCAAATCGTCAAAGTAAATTGCCAAGTATCAATCTACCAGTTGGTCCTTATACATCATGCGAAGCAGAAGTTGGAAGAGATGGATATAGAATTAGTTACAAAGCAAACGATCCAAAAGTAATGCGTGTGGAAAGGGATAGCAATACTAAAGGTGGCTTTCTTGGATTGGCTAACAACAAAGTTAAAGTCGTTGAGCAATACACGATGGACGGTGCAGTACACAGTAAATCAACCACAGTTACAGAAGGAGACAAAAAATCAGAAGCTTGTATCAAAGCAATCGGAGGAGCAGAAAACACAGGAAGACTCGTGGGTTCAAGTGTTGGTGCCAGTGTTGCTCCTAGCGTCGCTAATATTCCCATTGTTGGTTGGGTTGCTGCTGGTTGGGTAACAATGTTCAGTGGTAATCAAGGTGCAGAAATAGGTGGTGGTATGGCAGAAGACTTAAATAAGAATTGTTAAGTTGCAAATCTAAAATTTTCTGCTAGAATATACATAGAGAAAAGAAAAGAAAAATGATTTTTGCATCAAATCCATCAGTATATACTTTACCAGGCACTTGGGAAACACAACCATTGGTTCCAGCTGAATTAGTATTCAGCACAGGTGTTGCAGATGCAACTCTAGGTATGGTTGTAGGTTTAATGGTAGGTATGTCAATTATTAAGATAAGAAGAAAAAGAGTATGATAGGTGTGGGAGTCCACACATCAATGCGTAATTATACCTAGTTGCTATACTAAATAATAGCGTACTGGAGTTGAAACTATCATGTCCCATTACACACTAGGTTGGCACGACCAATCGAATGAGTATCACGAAATAGGCGAATATGCCACAGACGCTTTTGAAGCAGTAAGATTCGCAAGAGAGGATGTTCCGTATCTACAGGAACATCCTTTTTCTTTGGAATCAATTAAGGAGATTAAATGAAACAATTAAACTCCGCTGTCCTTAACGTCACTGTTGCGATACTTGATTTTCTATATCGCAATCGACCAGCTCAAAGATTTTGGGTTCTGGAAGTAATCGCACGAGCGCCATACTTTGCGTTCATAAGTGTATTACATTTAAGAGAATCTTTAGGATTGAGAGGTGAGGAACATATATACTTAATGAAAGAACACTTTTATCAGGCACTAAATGAGACAGAGCACTTGGAAGAGATGGAAAGAAGGGGAGGAGATAAACACTGGATTGACAGGTTCTTCGCGAAGCACCTTGTTCTGTTATATTATTGGATCATGGTTGGGTACTATTTTGCCGATCCTAGTAATGCTTATGATATTAATATGAAGATTGAAAAGCATGCTTTTGAAACTTATACTAAATATTCAGCATATCATCCAGAGGATGCTAAGATCGCAGAGATCGCACAGGATGAACTCAACCATGCAAAAGAATTGCAACATGCAATGCTAATGATCACATGAAAATAGAATTTGAAAAACAATTTGGTAAGGGTGTAGACCCTTGGTATGCGAAGGCAGAAAGATGGGCAAAGAAACAAAAGTTTCCGATCTCTTTTCTTGCATTAGGACTTATTGCATATCTCAAAAAAGTATGGATTAATGTTAAAGTTGAGAATACTATGAAGAGTGTTGATGCTGACATCGAAAAGATTCATGAACTCTGGGATGAAGAGGAAACTAATAATAGAATGAATGTTATCGCACAAAACGGAAATGATGGATTGCATTATTCAGAAACTCCATCAGAAGTAGATGGTTTAAATGATATGTCTATTTCTTTTTCAAAGGAGGAAGACCCTTCTTCTGACGATACTCATTCGCTTTGATTTCTGCACGACTAGGTGTATCAACTTTCCTTCCTAACTTTTTCTGTATTGTATCCCATAATTTTTTAAGTATGGGTCGAACGATTCTCAATATAATTGGTGTCGCTGTAGCACCTGCTGTTGCAATAACTGCGATTGCGAGTGTATTTGTGGCTTGATTTACAGAGGGAATAAATTTTTCGACGGCTGTTGTGGCCTCATATAATGTAACACAGGTCTTACCATCTTCACTTAGTTCATGACCTGTGACTCTTTCATCACCTGACTGTGTAACATCACCAACTCTTAATTGACCCGGCCCCGGACAGGCAACATCTTCTTGTTTTGCCTCTGGTATTGCATCAGGTGTGAACTCTGGTGGTGTAGGTGGTGGTTCAACAGGTGGTGGTGGAGTTTCTCTTGTGATTATTAAATTTTCTGGTTGATAATCCATCGCATCATATGATGGATACTCACCATGCGGGCATAATACTGTTGAACCTTTTGGATCTTGATTTACCAGATCTTTATCAAAAGGTAAATTACTAACATGATCTCTATTATCTTTATGCATATCCACACAGCCAGGCATATCCACAATAGGAAAACCTATCTGTGTTGTAATCGGTGGATGATTACTAGGAACAAAAGGCACATCTTTCAACCAAATATCATTCGTTCCAAATTTAGAAACTATAATATTAGGAACATCAATCTCTTTAATCGGTTCCATTCACTTAGAATGATGGAATACCTAATCCAACACCTTCAGGCATA